CTTACTTATTGAAACATGAGGATTTTCCGTCACTGGGGTTAATTTAGAAACTAAGTCCATTCGCATTTATGCGTATGGTGCTCGGTCATCTGAATTGCCCCTGTCAAGACCTTGTTCTAGTTTTTTTGATCATTCTGTTCATTTTAAAACTGTGCCTAGAAGGTTTCGGCGGAGAAGAATGTTTCGTAGGTTGAATGCTGGCTATGTCCCTGGATTTGCTCCTATTTCTTGTGATCTTAACGATCCTGATTCTATTAAATGTGGCCTAGTTAAGAGATTGTGCCGAGATTTGCCTGTTGCTGAAGATGGTTTCTATGAATCGTTTAGCAGTTTTGTATTAGAATGGTGCAAGCGTAAATTGGATCCTTTGACTCGTATTATGTCCTTTGATGAATGGATAGAAACCTTGAAGTTTCCTGTGACTCGTATCAATCAATATAAGGCTGCTTTTGATCGACTTAATGGTTCCGTCCCGTCAAAAAGACAATGTCAGCATATTGATACTTTTGGCAAGTCTGAGTGTTATGAGGAACTAAAACAGCCCCGCTTGATCAATTCCCGATGCGATGCTTTTAAAGTGTTCTCTGGACCTATTTTTAAAAGTATTGAGGTTGAGCTGTACAAATTACCTATGTTCGTCAAACACCTATCCATTCAGGAACGCATGAACCGGATATTGTCAATGGAACAATCCGGCATGAAGTATTACGTGTCAGATTATAAGGCGTATGAATCTCATTTTACGCCTGAATTGATGTCTAGTTGTGAATGCGTGTTGTATCGTTATATGTGTTCTGACTCATCTGATATCAACTTGATATGTAATACGTTGTGCGGTAAAAATCGACTACGTACTAGAACTGGTATTAAATGTGTAGTCGAAGGTCGTCGTATGTCTGGTGATATGTGTACCTCTTTGGGAAATGGTTTCACAAACTATATGCTCTTCTTGTATGTTATGTCCCGTCACGGTTATTCAGAAGAGCAGGTGGATGGCATAGTGGAGGGCGATGATGGATTGTTTGCCGTGCCTCTTGATGTTGATGTCACCGCACGTGATTATGAACGTTGTGGGATGACTATCGATGTTACACGAGTTGAACATACTTATACTGCTTCCTTTTGCAAATTGATATTTGGTCAAAGTCGTCAAGTCATTCGTGATCCTTTTCGATTTCTATCCAAGTTTGGTTGGACTAGTTCTTTCTTGGATGGGAGTCCTAAAATAATGGATGAATTGTTGAAGGCCAAATGTCTTTCTGCTGTATATGAGACTCCTCATTGTCCCATAATTGGTGTGTTGGTGCGAGTGTGTTTGTCTTATTTATCACATGTTCGACCGCGTTATGTATTCGACTCATATCACGAATTGGTGCCAGAAACGTTTGATATTGAAGATTTTTGTCCGACGACTGAGACAAGACTTTTATTCCAGACTTGTTTTGGGATAGATGTCAATGC